AAATTTTTCCAGATTCTAAAAGCTTATTAAATTCTGCAGTACTTAAATTCATCGCTTTAGCAGCTAAAGCAACAGATCCTGGAATTCTTTCTCCGAGCTGCTGCCGAAGTTCTTCGGCGGATACGGTACTTTTACTCATGATCTGGGTTATGGCTCTAAATGCACCTTGCGTATCGGCAACACTCAAACCCATTACCCGAGAAGTCTCAGCTACAGCTTCAAATATTTCAAAAGTATCTTCAAAATCTAAAGACGTAACTTTGGCAGAAGCAGAAAGATTTGCAAAAGACTGTGCTGCCGTATTGAAATCAATACCGAGTTCAGCACTTAATTGACGAACTCTAGTAAAAGCTTGTGCCGCTGCCTCTACTGAACCGGTAGCGGCTTCCATTTTCACTTCAAGAGATTCTAATGAAGTTGTTGCTTCTACTATTTGTCGTGTTGCAAAACCCGCTCCCAATAACGCAAACCCACCACGAAGAATGCCAAGTCCTGCAACGAAACGATTTATACTACGAGTAATACCAAGAACACTCGTATTCATTTGGTTAACAGAACGCTGCGTTCCTTTCGCATTTCGTTCCATTCTATTGAGTCGACGATTAGCTTCGTCCATACCGGCCCGAAACTTCGCCATTTCGGCTACGAGTTCAAAATAAACACTGCCTGCTGCTGGCATTATTGATTACCCATCGCTTTAAAAGTGGCAACAAGTTCGTCGTTTAACGCTTTACGATCCATCTGATCGCGTTCTTCAGCAAAATACGGCATGAAGTCTATCGGTCTAAATGGCTTGGCTCCTTTCTTACGATTCACATTCGCAATAATACTGGCGACCATGGCAGAACGAAGATCGCCACGTTCTTCACCCCATGGTTCAATACGGTAATAAGCCATCCATTCCGCCAATTGCTTACTACTTATATGAAGTGCTAAAGCATCTACGTTCCATATGCCCAACCCGAGTGCTAATCGGAAGAGGAAACAACGCTCAGGCTGGGCTCTAAGTTTTTTTCCAAATCTTCCTGGGCTTCCTTGCCCATACCATTTAACGTCATAGCTTCTTTAGCCAAGTCATCCAATTCACGGCCAGTCAAAGAAGACGCTAAATGCTCACAAGCTTCCGTACTGAGTTCCTGTCCTCGACAAGCCAAAATAATTGAAGTCTGCTGGTACAAAGAATTCATTGCTTGTGAAGTCCCTTTCGGTAAGCCCAAAGCAAACTCCAACCATTTGGCGCGTTCCAATGCATTTAATTCTTTTAACTCGGCCATGTCACAGCTCCGCTTACACGTAGTGTTACCGAACCTTCATACTTACTATCTGGTGCCGCGCTTATACTGAATCCCTGCACAAAAGCGGTAAAATAAATATAGTTAGCCGGTGATGCGCTGTCGGGAACAAAAATACGAAAACTTCTTAATGTTTGGTTAGTTCTGTCAGTTTGTAATCCTTGTTGCTGCGCATCGCTCACTATGTAATTCATATCAAGCGTTACGGTGCCTTCGTCCTTAAGACCCATCAAAAACTCTTTAGCAGTACTACCCAAGTGCGTTACATCGATCTCAGTAGCTTCACCACCAGGACCGGTAAACCCAGTTATTTCACCAATAGTCGTAAAACCTTCTGGTGAAGTTGCACCATCGCCACGCTGAAATAAAGTGCCTTGTGTTTTGATTGCACTACTCATAAATCACCTCATCAAGTCGGCCAAGTCACAGCACCGCTTACGCGCAGCGTAACGGAACCTTCGTATTTACTATCAGGCGCAGCGCTAATACTAAATCCCTGTACATAAGCTGCAAAAGTAATGTAATCAATCGGGCTATTCGGCACAGCGATACGAAAATTTCTTAGCGTCTGATTAGTTCTATCAGTTTGCAATCCTTGTTGCTGTGTGTCACTTACTATGTAATTCATATCAAGCGTTACGGTACCTTCATCCTTAAGGCCCATTAAAAACTCTTTGGCCGTTGATCCGAGATGAGTCACGTCAATTTCAGTCGCTTCACCGCCAGGACCAGTAAACCCAGTTACCTCACCAATCGTTGCATAGGTAGTTACTGGTGATAGAGTAGGATCTTGCCGCTGAAATAAAGTACCTTGTGTTTTGATTGCACTACTCATGTTTCATTACTCCATAAAGAAAAATCTACAATGATTCGATGAAGTTCTACATCTTCTTCATAAATATCGCCTGCAGTTAAAGTGATCGCAGTAAAGTCCGAACCCGCTGTTGTTATCACCGACCGTACCGCATCACGAACCGCAACCGCGTCAGATTTATCTTCGGCCCAACAATGCACACGGAGTCTCGAATTTTGTGTAGTGCCATCATTAGTCGTTAAAGAATTTACCGGTACAACGCTAACCATTTCATATGTGATAGCTGGAAAAGTCGGGCTTTGCGGTAAATACCCATTATAAATTCTGGTTGATACTAAAGAAGCTAAACTCGTATCTGCACTAAGTCTTGCATACACTTTTGTGTATATATCAGGCACGTCGTGGTTTTCTCGTTGGGAAGCCTTTTAAAGCAAACTTATTAAAATCACGTATAAGTTTACTTCTGAATACACTGATCACTTGAGATCTAGTTTCTTCTCCAGCACGTGTCAGCCAACCCCTAGCTTTTACACCTTTACGATCAACTTTATGCCGTGGTGGTTGAACATACTTCCTAGGATACGGCGCATTAATAAAAGATTGATACGTTCCATATTCATGCCAGTAACCAATATTTGATGCATCGGGCGTGTATTTACTTTTTCTAATCGGGTACTGCACAGCTTTAGGCCATACAATCACTCGTACCGCAGTAGGACTTAATGTTCTTCGTTTAGGAACAGTACGTACCACGATATTTTTTGCTAAATGTCCTGTATCTTTCGGTGCATTATTTCTAGCTGCTTCACGCACTACTCTCGCCGCCGCTCGCATCGCACCGCCTAATATCCGTCGTTGAATACGACTGGGCAGTTGTCGCAATACGGCATTTACTTCTTTAACGCCGCTAATCGTAAACTCAAATTCAACTCTGGCCATCGGTAGTAAACGGTAGTTTTACAATTTCACCAGTTTCGAAATTTTTAAATACTCTACATTCCGTATCATTTAAAGTAGTGATCTCGGTCCAATCAGGATCTTCTTCGATCATGCCTTCTTGAAGTTCATTAAGAAATCGTGTCTTAAATGCTTGATATAAATTTTCTACAGCTTGGTCAAAACTATCAGTCATCGCGCTGTTCCGTAGTAAGTAACACCAATTCTTTATTCTTTTCTTTTATGTTCTGCGTCATCACTATGTCAAAATATCGACTGTCATATAGCACTCGCATTTTTGGTGTAATGTTTTTGGTCGTTCCATCATAACGAAGTCTAAATCTCACGGTATTCTCGGCTACAATTTGTTGCGCTTCCCAATATTCACGTCCACGTAAATGTTCTATAGTTGCCTGTCGTATACAATATGTAGTCCAAGTCTTCTGGTGTTCGCCATAAGCATCAATAGAAGGCGTAAAGCTTTCTATAGTGATCTTCTTTCTGAGCCAACCCGAACGCATCAGAAATTAGCAATCCTATAATTCGCCAATAATGCTTCATATGCAAATGGTGCTTGGATAAAATTTGCTGCACCAAATGCAGCCGAATCATAAGCTTCACGATTTTCATACCATGTGCTAACTAGCATCTTCATTGCATGACGAATCGTATCGGGCACATCAGTACGGTCATCACCGTAACCGGCCACATAACGAATCTGCACGGCATTATATGTATCGCGATGATTTGGCCAGTTCTCGTCGTAAGCCAGTCTAATCTCACCTAAGATCTTAGTAGTCACTACATCGTAAACTGATGAAGCTAATGTTTGCAGCGACCCATTCTCATCGATATATTTAATCCAAGTTACACTTTGTAGCGGTGGACGAGGTAATTCGATAATGTTGCAAAACCGATCCAAAGTGTAATCATAAGTTGCTGTAATCAACTGCCGATTAGTAAACTTCTCAGTATATTGTCTCGCTGCCGGAATGAGTTCTTGTAAGTAATAATTATCATCATCCGTTTCGATTCGAGAATGCTCTTTAATCTCAGCAATCGTTAACGGTTCTAAAACCGGCTCAGTTGTTTGCGTAATATTCATACTTATTCCAGAATTCAACAGCCTTAGAATTAGGATGCGGTTTATAATCCAATACATCCGCCCAAGGTCGCCATGGTTGAGTAATCATCTGGGTGTAATGTATTAATGAAGTTGGTTCTTCATACTTATCTAACCTGTTCCAATGATCTGGAATAATAGGTTCTGGTTTTGTAAATTCTTGAATGTTAAATTTAGTGTACTTTCCTTCTTTCAAATCTTTTATTCGTAAATGTTTAAAAGCCGAACAATCGATTACAGAAACATAATCAGCTAATAAACCTTTATATGAATCACAACTTGCCCAAGTACTAACTTTTCTGTATGCCCACAATTCAGCTATATCATCTAACACCAACATATCGGCATCTAAATAAATAGCAAAGCCTTTATGCCCAGCTAATTCAGGTACGGCATAACGAAACATTGTAAAAGGTGTAGCCCAATAACCTCTCCCTGCAGCTGGTGTTCTAGGTTGGCCTTTCCACCCTACAAAAGGTTCTTCGCCTGCACGCATCCAATGTAAATTAATCGAATGTGTTGTATGTTTGTGTATAGAATACTCAAGCAC